TCATCTATCATACCCTGTCGAGGACTCTGCAATTGATACTGAGCTGACTGGTATGATCTTAGCTGCTCAAAGACAAATCGAGCTCGTGACAGGCATAAATCTTCTGCCAACTGTGTGGCGAGCCGAATACCCACAACTAAGCGCAGCCGTCCAACTGCGCAAACGACCGTTTCAATCCATCCAGTCAATCGAATACGTCGACAGTGATTCCGGTGAAATTACAACGGTCGACACGAGTTTATACCATGTGGCCAATGATCCTCAGATGATGGCTACAGCTTACCTAGGCAAAGGCAAATTGTGGCCTAGCGCAGCTGACAGGGCGGACGCTTACCGCATCACATACACGTCTGGCTGGACATCAGATGAGGTCGTCCCGCGAGACATCAAAACAGCCGTACTAATGACCGTAGCCAAGCTGGACTCGAGCCGTGGAGATGTGGACGACGCCTCGGACTCGAGATTTGCCTCACAAATAAAAGCCAGCGCAAAGGTAATACCCAACGGCGCGTTAGCTCTCATGGGGCCTTATAAATTGGTTGAGGTGTACGCGGCATGAGATACGGACGCGAGAATTACAGCTCGGGTGCAATGCGCCACGCGATCACAATCGAGAGACGTACACTAGCAGGCGCAATTCCGGGGTCTGCAGAACCTCAGCACACATATCAGACCATAATGACGTCAAGAGCGGCGATCGAAACAAGCCGGTCGAGTCCGTCTCATGGCGTCAACACTGATGACTCTCCAACGCATAAGATCACGATCAGATATTCGTCGATCGAATTCGACACGCGAGACCGCGTCAGAGATGTGCGCGGCAATCTATACACCATTGATGGCGTTGAGAATGTAAATCAGTTCAATGATCTTCTTGTCCTATCTTGCACGAAGCGCGGACCTGAAACAACGGAGGCAAACCAATAATGCCTTTCCGAGCAAATGACCAATCTATTGCCCGCCTAGATGGGATGGGTGGTCGATTTCGCGTAGCGGTAGGACAAGCCGCTGAAAGGTCCGGTCAGGCTTTAGTGGCTGCATCTAAAAAGGGGCAACTCAACGGCCCAAAGAGTGGACGGGTGTATGGATCGCACAAAGCATCGGCGCCTGGTGAATATTCTGCTGTCTTGTCCAAAAAATTGCTGAAATCGACGGATTATCAAGCGAGTCCTGACCAAATTAGGTTCGGTGTCGGTGTGCAGCATGGCAGGTATCAAGAGCTTGGCACCTCAAAAATGGCCCCTCGTCCAAACCTTGGCAACGCGGTCGATGAAACACTGCCGGAAATCAACAGGATATTCGGCGAGAACATGCTTCGCAGAATAGTGGGGCCGTCTTAAGTGCAGATCACGCCGCTACATACTCACGCTGTTCTGAGGGTTCCGGCATTGACGGGCCTTTTCTCAGATTCGCTTGGCATATCTTCAATTGATGTCGTGGCAGATGGCACGACAACGATCACAACAGACGCTGCGCATGGTGTGACTGTGAGCTCATCGATCGCGGTGAGCATCACCGATGCACCATACCCAAATCCGATCACGGCAGCGGTCAAGCAGTCGAATGGCGACTACCTAATTACGACAACCAACGATCACGATCTGACGACAACTCCGAATCCGGAAATAGCTGCTGCTTGGAACACCATCGCGACGCTTCGAGGTTTCACAGACTCGAAGATGAATGGATCGCTGCAACTCATATCCGTAAGTGATCGACGTAATTTCACAGTGCGGCCATCAGCACCAGTCGAAAGCGTAACTTTGAACGGCAGCGAGGAGCAGCTTGTCAACCTGGAATTTGAGCTCGTCGGATGGCACAAAGTGACGGCGGCAAGCGCAACAACTCTAACATTTCCGACGCCAGAATTTGTCGTTCGATCGTACACAGCAGACCAAATAACAGCAGCACGAAATCACAGGATCTACGGTCTCGAAAGCGGCGAGCTGGTCATGAGAAAGTATGTGCTGGACGACACAGCCTTGAACGCTAACGAGCTAGTGATGTTCGTTACGCCTCGTGACAGCGTCAGGTTTCGGTCAAGCTTACTCGGCGACCATTACGCGGAGTCAGCTTATCATCCTACTGTCGAAGATGGATTCGACATTATTGTTGTTTTCCCTGCGTCCGCTTCGTCTGCAGGCGTCTCGCCCGTTGATCTAGCTCATGGTGAAATACTTCGGGCGATCATGAAAACATTCAACGGTCTGAATCTGCCTGCGGCAACATCGTACCCATGCGCAAAGGCGCGTGATGCTGAGATCATATCACACGGGCGCGTCAGTCATGATGGATCGCGCTACGTCCACATTTACAATTTCGGGCTGAATGTCGAGCTCACAAAAGACGATCGCATTCAGCCTCACGAAGTAGCGGACATTGTCAACGCCACGTCTGACAATGTCTGGCGAAAAGGTTTCCCAGCGTATCGGGATCTCGCTGTCTCCGGACTGGCCATTCAAGGCGAGCCGGGACTCCTGACCATAAACCTGCAAGCGGACACGGCCTGATGACCCCTATCAAACGCGTGCTATTGCGCAACAAGACTACCGTAGAGCTTCACGGGATTCCAGCGGGCGGAGAGATGAACGTCCGGGCGCTGGACAACGGGGAGCCACAAATACTTGAGCATCGAAAGCGCCTAAGAGACGGCGCGTTCGAGATTGTGAAGCCCGAACGCAAGAAAAAGGCGGACTAATCGATGACAGCAACAAGCGCATACATTTCGAAGCCCGATGTCACGCTCACCATGTTGCCGAGAGGCGGTGAGGTCGGCATTGAGCAACACCGGATTCTTCTGGTCGGACAACTTTTGTCTGCTGGTTCCGCTTCGGCTGGATGGGTTCAAGACGTTCCTAGATCAGACGCAGAAATCAACTCTATCTTCGGTGCAAGGTCACATCTTGCTATGATGGCGCGCGCCATCCGGAAGGTAAACAAGTGGACCGAAGTCGACGCCATTGCGCTGGCGGATGCCGGTGGTGCAACGCAAGGCACCGCAGTGGTAACGTTGACGGGAACGGCAACGCAAGCAAAGCGTGTGACGCTTAACATCGTCTCGGCTAGTGATCACAGCTACGCGATCGATGTTGAAGTCGGAGACGACGAAGCTGCGGCCAACGCAAAGTTCAAGGCCCTGATCGACGCTGACACTGAGGCACCGTTTACGGCTGCACTGTCCACAACTACAAGCACAGATGACACGCTAACGCTGACCGCAGCAAACGGTGGCACGATCTGCAACAATTGGGGCATCAATTATTTAGGCGGCCCAGTGGATGGCCTTGCAGTTGCGCTTACAGGTTGGACCGGCGGCGCTACAGATCCGACGCTGACGACGATATTCGATCCTGTTGAGAACGTACGTTATCAGACTGTGATATATCCTGAAGCTTACACGATCACGTATTTGGCCACATGGATCGACGCGCGTAAAAACGTTGCTAACGACGTCAAGGACGGGGTTGCTTTCATCTATAACAATGACAGCTTCGCCAACGTCAAGACGGCCGCGCTAGCGCGGAATAGCTCGGAGATCGTGTTCCTGCACAATGAAGCGCGTAACGACGCTTACTGGAAAGGGCCTCATTTCCTAGAAGCGCCAGATCAGATCTCGTCTCAGATGGGTGCTATTCGTGCGCTCAGATTCGAAACAGCACGACCAACGGCGGATGTCGTTTCGTCGATCGAGCCGCTTGATCAGTTCGGCGGTATCCATATGTGCACGCTGCCTTATTTTAACACGCGCTTCCAGAACCTTACACAGCCAGAACGTGGGACAGGTCTAACACAAGCTGAGCAAGGGAATTTGAATGACAATGGCGTCAGCGTGATAGGCGCCAATGAGTTCAATAACGCCATGCTGGCAGGAACGATCGTCACGACGTATCAAAACGACGATCCGGGCAACGAAGATGACACTTGGCAATATCTGAACTGGCGGGACACACACTCAGTCGTGCGCGAGTATTTCTTCGCCAACATTAAAAAGAAGTTTCAGCAATATCGCATGAGCACCGGCGATGCCATTCCCGGCTATGCAATAGCCACTGAGCAGCTGGTTCGGGACTATGCAATGCGGCTTTACATGCAGCTCTCCGATGTCAGCGTCACAGTCAAGGGCCGAGAGCAGATCAAGCGCTTCAGGGACAATATGGTCATCACTGCAAAGCCAGACCAGCGTCTCTTTGAGTGTTACTTCGATGTCCCGATCCTTTCTCAAGCAGAAACCTTTAACGGCGGCGTTCGATTTAATTTCGGCGTGACTGTCGGCACAACAGCTAACGTCTAGGAGGCTTAAATGGCGACCGCTGAGCAATTCCAAATACTTTCAACACCGGGCGTCTATGTAGACGGTCAGCTCATCAAAGTTGTCCCGAACAGCGTTCGTATGCCGGAGCCGGGTGAGCGCATGGTCATGGCTGTTTCAGCCGGTGGCGGCTCGGTATCTCACGTAGTCGGCGTCAATGCCGAGGCTCTCAAGGGTAGCGTGAGTTTTTCAATGTACGTGACTGGCGAGACCATTGCAGCCGTCGAGGGTTGGGTCGCGAAATCGAACCGGGCCGAGCCTGTTACGATTTCCGTGGTGTCCGCAGCTCGCACATCTAGCTTCGAAAACATGTGGCTGACGGAGACACCAGAGTTCGCGCACGAAACAGAAGGCCAAGTTGAGTTGACGTTCGAAGGCAACTTACCGGCTCACGCCTAACCTGCGAGCACAAATAAATCGGGGGATTTAGAAATGCCACAAGTCAAAGGGATCGAGCTTGCAGAATTCAAGTACCCTCACCAGGGCGGATATGAGACCGCAACGTGGGTCATTCTGCAAGCTCCGGGCTTGCGCCAGTACGGCGTTCACAACCGAATGACAGCATACATCATGCAAGCTTTTCGCAGCATGAAGAAAGACAATTTGATCGATGATCCATCACCAGATGACCCGATCAACCCGGCAGCTGACCAATTAGAAGACGATAACTCTGACCAGATCATGGGCATGCTCGCCTTCGGCCTAGCCAACGAGCCGCAAGCCTATGAGAAGCTTTGCAATGATGTCCGGTCGCTGCTGACAAACAACCCCACCTTATGCCGTATCGAAGGCACAAACGCTCCCATTTCAGACGAGGCGTGGGAGCATATCGCCGATACTAACGGGCTAAACGGGATCAACAGAATCCTATCGGTGTTTGTGTCTTTTTTTATGGATCAGACGGCTACCCCGTCACAGAGCGCGAATGGGCCAGACAGGTCAACTACCTATGCCTCGCCTACGACGGAGCGCTCGATGTTGGGTACGCCACCACGTGTTCACAACGCGAATTGAGATGGCTGCAGGAAGACCTTAGACGCTACTCAAAAGCCGTTGAAGCAGATCAAAAGAAGCGGATTAAGCGATGAGATTTACAGTTGAATATCTGTTCAACCTTCGTGACCGCTTCAGCTCGAAAGCTGGCGCGATGGCGCGAGCATCGGCGAAAGCACGCACGTCAATCCACGCGACAGGCACCGCTTTCAACAAAATGGAGGGCGACGCTAACAGAGCAGGCGTAGCGGTCAACAAATTGGCTACGCGCATGCGATCTCTTAACACTGTCAGTCGTAACATTCGGTCTGGCGGTTTGGGCGGCGTCATGACGGGCGTCGGCGGGGGAATGTTATCGCATCGGGTAACATCTACTTTGTTGAACTACGAAAAGGCCATGAACGAGGTCATGTCAAATATGGTGCGAGCCTTGGGCCCTGACGGCGAGGTTCTACTAAAAGGCGTGGCAGGGGGAGCGGCAGAGTCCGCCGCAATGATCGCTAAGTTGCGATCCGAAACGCAGAGGATTGCGCAGGTATCGAGATTCTCTCCAACAGAGGTTGCTGGCGGTTTGCTTGAGCTCGCACGAGCGGGTTTCAAAGCCGAACAATCATTGCGGATGCTACACCCTGTCATGCGCCTAGCCGGTGCTGCAAATGTTGACGCGGCTAGGGCCACTGATATCGCAACCAATATTCAAAACAATTTCAAGATGAAGGCAGAGCAAACCGCCAAAACAGTCGACCTTCTGGCGATGGCGGTATCCAATACCAACATGAACATCTCGCAGCTTGGTAAGGCGATGGAATACGCGGGGCCGTCGTCGTTTGCCTCCGGCAGATCGCTGCAAGAGACCGTTGCGGCAATTATGAGTTTGGCCTCTGTCGGTCAGAAAGCCTCAATGGCAGGGACCACTGTAGCTCGTCAGCTAGAGAGCCTATACAAAAAGTCGGGGCCAGCAACGAAAGCGCTTAAGGAAATCGGCCTTACGCAGGATGACTTTTTAACGCGGGATGGTCAATCCATACCGTTTGTCGACATTCTTCAAAAGTTCAACCAAGCCAGCAAAAAGTTTGGCAACAAGAAAGTTTTGACTGCGATTCAGGCGCTGATGGGCTCGCGAGGCGGCCGAGGCGCAAAAGTCCTTAAGGACATGATTCCTCTGATCCAGAAGAATATGAATCTGCTTGCCTTAGCGGAAGGGCGAGCGAAATTGATGGAAAGAGTGATGATGTCGGGCGTCTACGGCGCCTACGAGAAGATGCGCGCATCTCTAATCGAGCTCGTTATAAAACTTGGTGACGCTGGGCTTTCTGATGTTTTGTCGAAAGCAGCCGACGCTGTGAAGTCAGTAGCAAATGCGATTAGTAATCTATCACCAGAAACAAAAAAGTTTCTCGCCTACGCTCTTGCGATAACTATGGCGCTGTCATCGCTAATCATTCCTCTAGGCATTTTTGCTATGGCTCTCGGAGCCTTAGCCCCAGCGGCTGCTATGGCAGCATTGGGCCTGAACCGCATCGCAAGAATTGCAGCACTGCCATTTTTTGCAACGATAGGATCTGTTGCTGGCTACATGGCGCGGCTAATCGCTGGACTTGTTCAGTTAAGTCCCAAAGCAACGAACTTTATATCATATTATGCTCGCGCATTTGCCGGATTCACCGCTATTGGTTTAGCTATACAGGGGGTGGTACAATACTTCGATGAAATCAAGTCGTTTTTCTCAGGGTTTTTCTCTGGAATAGCTGAAAACTGGCAAGGCTCCGAATTGCAGCGACTTCTCTCTTGGTTGAGCGGTGCACTAGAGAGCACAGTCAAATACCTTGCTGATCTGATGGGTTTTGAATTTAAGTCTGACGGCCTCACAGCATTTTTTGAAGCTGGTGCAGCAGCAGCGAAAATACTACTCAATCCTCTGGAAAGTATCAGGGCAGCGTTTGAATATCTACTCGGGCTGTTGGGTAGATCGTTTCGCCTAACGGGGCAAGCTCAAGCAACAGCGTCGACTGCTGGAGCGAAACTTGGCTCGACGGCTGCGCTCAAAAACGCAACATCTGTCCAGAAAAGACAAGCCGCTATGAACGCTATGCTGATGCGTCATGAAAAAGCGAAGCCATTATCTTTTGAAGGCGTTCAAAAATACCGAGCGACCGTCGATGTCAATTTTACAAACCCGACAGTCAACGTGAAAGTCGATGCAAGCGGCGTAGCAAATAGCCAGGTTCCATTGCCTGCTAGCGTGCAACCAAGGGGAACATCTACTGCTCTTCCAGGCGTGGAGAGCGGCTTATGAGGTTGGATCGCATTAAGCGCGCTACATTCCGAGGCGTTTCCATATTAATACCCGAAGACACGGTCGAGGGCGGCCGCAATACGATCGAGCACAACTATCCCGACAGTAATCGTCGCTGGCTCGAAGACAACGGCGCTATGGTGGACAATTACAGAGTCCAAGGCATCGTTAGGGACTCTGAAGTGGGCGCGCTCAAAGCTGCATTAGATCGACCTGGCGTCGGGACTTTGAATCATCCTTGGCTTGGCCGCGCACGCGTAGCAGTGATGGGCCGATATTCGATGGTTCGGTCCGACCAGAATTTGGGATTTTTCAAAGTCGACATCCCTTTTGGAAAAACAGCTCAGACGGGTCTTACAATACGGGTCAAGGCGATACCGTCAACAGTCACGAGTAGAGCGTCAGACGGTGTATATTTGGCTCTACAGAAAATGGGGAGCGCTTGGCGATGATATCCACGCGATCCGTTCTGGCTGATGCTATCGTGATCGTGGCCGACGAGCTTATCACGCAATTCGGAGACGCTGCTACGACAGCTAAGCTCATCAAGTCACAATCTGCATCGCTGGTTGATCGGCCCTCAGACTTGGGCGATATGCTATCTGAAGCTTTCCGAGAGCCTTTCGAGTCCGACATATCGCAGATCCGTTTAGTCAATGGGTGCAAGCGGGTCATAACTTATGCCGTTGATGCAATGAGCACTGATGCTGATGCGATCAATCCAACGACATATGATCTGGATATCAGAAAATACAATCTAACCCTGTTCGCTGACACAATAAGAGCATCGGTCTTTTGTGATTTGGCGGACGCGATGGCTGGCCGCGATTATCAGACAGCCGAAGAAGTTTCGGCAGACGAAAACTACTTGAGCGATCTTTTTGGCCAAGTGCAAGCCTCGTCTCTTGATGGCGAAACGCTTCGATCGATGTCACAAGTTTTCGTGGCTGCCACAGAAGTCTTAGGTGAGCTTGAGCTACGGTTGCCGAGTATCATCGATGTTGAGATCAGCGAACTACCGGCTTCGACCTTAGCCTATATGCTTTACGACGACGATGATCGCGTTGATCAAATCGTTGCACTAAATCCATTGGCTAATCCCATTTTGTACGCTGGCACAGCTAAAGCGTTAGTGGAGCCGCTTTGATGGCAGTGGTCACAGTCTCATTCAACGGATCTCCCTACGGTGGCTGGAAAGAGGTCGAGATCACCAACCAATTTGACCAGGCTGTCGGTGAGGCGACTGTTCAGATGTCAATGACTCCTTATAGTGAAAATTTTCCCTGTCAGCTGGGCGATGTTGCGATTATTACAATCGACGGGCGACCTGTAGTCACCGGCCATGTTCATACGGTAAGCGGCTCGGATGACTTTGGTTCTCACAACGTTCGAATCAATATTCGTGACAAGACGCAAGATCTGGTTGACTCAACTATTGGACCAAAACAAGAGGTAAAGCCGCCAGCTTCTTTAAAACGCGTTTGCGAAGACACGCTCAAAAAAATGAAGCTCAACATCGGCGTCGTGGACAAGGTCTCTCCGCAGAATTTCAATCCTGCGGAGATGATCAAGGGCTGGATCGACGATCGAGGGCACAACTACTTAGACAGATATGCTAGGGCCCGTCAGTGTCTGCTTACAACAGATGGCAAGGGCAATCTCGTAATCGACCGAAATCAGAAGCGGCGCGGGGCTCAAGCTTTGTTTCGTGGTCGGGAAGATAACCCCGCCAACAATATCGAAAAATCATCTTTTGAAGTGAGCGACGCGGGACGCCACAATGAGCACAGCGCAGCTGGTCAAAAATCTCCGAACGATCGCAAACACTGGGAGTCAAAATCCAAGGGGGAAGCCTCGGCGCAATCTAACCCTGTGTCCAAAAATTTAGGTAGAGGTGTAGACACTTCTGTCCGTCCAGAGCGCAAGCAGCACTATAGGGGTGGGATCGGCGTTGAGGGAAAAACGCCGGAAGACGCAGCCAAGTGGAGAGCTAGCGTAGCTCGCGGGCGCGGCGTCGATTACACAGCCACCGTCTCTGGTTTTTATTGCAACGGCCAACTCTGGTGGCCCGGCTACATAATACCAGTCAGTGATTCACACTGGAATCTCTCGACTGAAATGCTGATCAAGTCGGTGACGCTGCGAAAGTCTTTCGATGGGGGGGAGACCACTGAAGTCAAGCTCACAGAGAAAAATGCGTTTTCGAACGAACCAGAGGCAAAAAAAGAGACTGGCAGGACCGGCAAGGGCGGCATCGGTAACACGCCGCCAGGAACTTATCCAGACGGGGGTGTCTGATGACAGACAGAAATATGTTTTACGCAGAATTGATAGAGGTCAGCGCAGACAAAGGCCCTTACATGCTGGCGCGAGCTGCTGCTGACGGCGATGAGTTTGA